TGTAAAACAAATAGCAAAAGCAGGAGGAAGTTTAACTGCTGCAACAAACAGACAAGTCACAGCAATTGTTAGAACAAGCATTAATCAGGTTTCAAATGCTGCCAGTCAAAATGTTTATAAATCAAATAGTGATATAACTCAGAAATACAGATATGTGGCAACGCTCGATAGTAGGACTTCAGCTATTTGTGCTTCTTTAGACGGTCAAGTTTTTGAATATGGTGATGGCCCCTTACCTCCTCAACATTTTAATTGTCGCTCTACTACTGTTGCTGTTGTTGATTATGAAAGACTAAAAGAAATGGGTTTTGAGTTTGATCCACCAAGAGTAGGAAGAAGATCAGCATCAGGTGGAATGGTTCCTTCAAATATGACTTATGGGCAATGGCTGAAAGATACTCCTGCTGGTAAGGCTGCTCAATTAGATGTTTTTGGTAGTAAAAGGCGTGTTGATTATTTCAATAAAATATCAAAGGATGGTGGTCCTCAAGCCGCATTGCAAAAAATGATTAGAGATGATGGGAGTGAACTTACACTAAATCAGCTACAGAGACGCTACGGTAAAATTTAGTTGTTATTCGGTTATGCCTAAGAAAAATAAAAAGGGCAAAGGCAAGAAGAAGGGTTATTGTTAGACTGCCTTAACAGCCTTATGGGTTTTTATGTCTGAAGAAAAGAATCAGGAGCCTATGGCTACTGACGCTCCTATGGAGAATCAAGAAAATGACAAGCTTAAAAGAGAAATTGAAAGCTTACAAAAGAAAAATTATGAGCTAATTGGAAAGATGCAAAAAAAGGAACTAATGGAAGTTCCTGATGATTACAAAGAACTTGTTGAATTTAAACGTAATGCTGAACAAGCTGAACTTGAAAAACAAGGAAAGTACACCGAAGCAAGAACAAAGCTTGAAGATCAATTCAGAGAACGATCAGCCGAAAAGGATAAAAAAATTACAGAACTTGAAACAAAATTGCGAGAGCTGGAACTTGTTTCCCCTGCCGTACAAGCCTTGGCGGAGGTAGTCCATGATCCTAGTTTGGTGTTAAATAACTTCTTACCAAAGGACAAAATTGAAGTTGATAATGGAACACCTGTTGTTGTAGATGGGTATGAAAGAACGCCTGTCAGTGAGTGGGCAAAAGGGAAGTTACCTGATTACATATTGAAGCAACCAAAACCGCAAGGTGGTGGTGCTCCTGCTGGAAGATCTAGCGGAAGTGAAGTTCCTGCTGGCACTAAGAATCCATTTGCAGCAGATACTTATAATATTACGGAGCAGATGAGGATTTATAGAACAGACCGAGATTTATATGATCGTTTGAAAAATCAAGTTAAACGCTAATATAATTAGATAAGGCGGAGTTATGCCGAGCCGAATGGGTTATGCCCACATCGTAAAACCAATTTTTTAGGTAATTTTTATGGCCACCGTAAGGTCGGACGTAATCATTCCTGAGGTCTTTACGCCGTACGTTATTGAGCAGACAACTCAGCGTGATGCCTTTTTGGCAAGCGGTGTGGTTCAGCCAATGGCCGAGCTAAATGCAACCGAAGGTGGTGATTTCGTAAACGTACCCTTCTGGAAAGCAAACCTTTCTGGAGATTTTGAGGTACTAACAGATAGCAGTTCATTGACACCTGGAAAGATTCAGGCTGATAAGCAAATCGGCGTGATTCTTCACAGAGGTCGTGCTTTTGAATCAAGAGACTTAGCGGCTTTAGCTGCTGGTTCTGATCCAATGGCTGCTATCGGATCAAAGTTAGCTGCTTACATAGCAAACCAAAGACAGAAAGATTTACTTTCTGCTCTATCTGGAGTTTTTGGTTCTATTAATGCAAATGACAGCAACTCTGCTTTATTTGCTAACTGTATTGATTCAGAGAGTGGAGATACTCCAACAGGTTTAAGTCCAAAGCACGTTGCTAAGGCAAAGGCAATCCTTGGAGATGCAGGTGATCAGCTAACTGCTGTTTGTATGCACTCAAAGGTTTATTACGATTTAGTTGAGCGTAAGCTTGTTGATTATGTCGTAGCTGCTGACACAAATGCTGGTGCAACTGCATCTGGTGGTTCGATTGTTGCTGCTTACGGTAGTAATGGTTCTGTTCCTACCTATTGCGGCTTAAGAGTTATCGTTTCTGATGACGTAGCAACAACAGGTTCAGGTGCTTCTACTGAGTATTCAACTTACTTCTTCACTGCTGGAGCTGTAGCTTCTGGTGAGCAAGCGGGTCTAACTACTGAGACAGATAGAGACATCCTTGCAAAGAGTGATGCTCTTTCATTAGATGCTCATTACTGCTATCACCCTGTTGGAACTAAGTGGGCAGTAACAACTGTTAACCCAACAAGAGCACAGCTTGAAACCGTAGCCAACTGGTCGAAGGTATACGAAACAAAGAATATTGGAATCGTGAGAGCGACCAATGTTTCTGCTCAGGATTAGAGGTAAATTATGACTTCTCAATTTGAGGTAACTGCTGGTAAGGGCATCGGTCCTACCACAGGTGGAACTGTTACTCAAGCGACTAACAAAACAACTGGAGTCACACTCAATACTGAGTCAGGCCAGATCACAATGAACAACGCTGCTCTTGGTGACGGAGCAGAAGCTACTTTCACAGTTACTAATGACCGTGTAGCTGCAACTGATGTTCCTTATGCCTGTCATGGGTCTGCTGGAACTGCTGGTGCATACACAGTCAATGTTTCTGCTGTAGCGGCTGGTTCTTTTAAAGTTACTGTTGGAAATGTTTCTGGCGGTTCTTTAAGTCAAGCGATTGTCATTAACTTTGTACTCTTAAAGGGTGCATCTAGCTAATGGGAATGTTCGCATTTAGGCGAGCGAAGGAAAGGGAGGCTGCCGCACAGGTGGCCTCTACTCCTGTTAAGCCAAAGCCCAAAAAAAAGCGTAAACCTAAAGTTTCTTCTAATGGCAATAACGATAGTAGCGACAGCAGGAGCAGCTAACGCAAATAGTTACATCTCACTTACAGAAGCAAATGAACTGATCGAAGGTTTAGTTGCTGATGATGATGTAATTGCTTGGGAAGCTGGATCAACAAGTGACGACTACAGAAATCGTGCTTTATATACAGCAGCACAGAGAATTGACCGTGAAAGATTTTTGGGTGCTAGGGCAACAGATACTCAAGCGTTGCAATGGCCTCGAACAGGAGTAAGAAAGCCTGATACTTATATCAATACTTATTCTGTTGGGTTTCCTTTTCGCATAACAACAGATTATTTTACTGATACGGAAATACCTGATCAAATAAAGAAAGCACAGGCTGTCTTGGCTGCTTACTTGAATAACAATAAAGACGGTCTTGGACTTAGTGGATTAGAAGATTATCAGAACATAAAAGTCGGATCTTTGGATGCAACTCCAAATTCTTATGGTGCTGTTGGTGCTGATCGTGTACCACCAATGTTTGAAAGATACTTCACAGGCATTAGAATTAGTGGACCAGGTAACATTGCAGTAAAACGGAGCTAATGGGAATGTCTTCTTATCCAGCAGCAATCATCATCACAGACACAAACGCCCATACTGGGAGGTTTGGAAAGATTACCTGCTTAACAGATTCAACTGTTACTTTAGTTTCTCCAAATGTCACTAAAAATGGCTCTTCAACTGTTTCTGGAATTGATTTAAAAGCAAGCACAGACATTGAAGGAGTTTTCACCAGCATTACTCAAACAAGTGCAGGATCAGTTATTGCTTATAGGATCTAATGCCAGTAAAACCTAAAGGCTTTAGAAAAGCAGCAAGCAAAGTCCTTAAGGCTGTAGGTGGTAATGTTACGATTCGTAAAGTTACAGGAAGTGCTTATAACACCACTACAGGTGCAATGGGAGAGACAACCGCAGATACAACTGTTAAAGGTTTTGTTGAAGGTGTTTCTAAAAGAGAAGTAGGAGAATTAATAAAAGCAACTGACAAACGGTTAACAATTGCTGCATCTGATTTGGATTACACGCCGACTGTTTCAGATCGAGTTGTAATTAGTTCTACAGTTCATCAAATTATTAGGATTGAAACAACAGAACAAGGTAATACTGCTATTAGTTATGAATTAATCCTTAGAAGCTAATGGCAACAATACAAATTAGATTTGATCAAATAGATGAATATATAGAAAACCAATGCAATAAATTAATCCGAACGGCTGTAATTGAAGCAGATAAAATGGTAAAGCTGGCAACTCCTAGAGATACAGGAAGACTTGTAAACAGTTGGCAAGTTGGAGAAAACACAGCAAGTGGAGGATATGGAATTGGACCTGTTTCTTATGCAGCTCCTCCTATAGACAGAATTGGTTATGCGTTGGAAAGAATAGGAAAAAATTATTCTATTCACACTAATTTGCCCTATGCCGAACCAGTATTGACAGGAAATAATATGCCGAAATCTTGGAAAGGTAGATGGAGAAGTGCTGAGAATAAATATCAGAAAAATTATATTCCTATTCAAGTTGCTAAAGATATTCAAGGAATGATTAGAGTCAATGCAATGAGAATTGGTAAAACCTCATGAGCAGTACATTTAATGATGTCAGGGCAGCTATAGAAGGCCGCATTGCTACAGAGATGGCACTAAGTCCTGCTTATCCTGTTAGTTATCCAAACGCACCTTTTACTCCACCAAATAACACTCCTTGGGTCGCTGTCTCGTTAATCTTTGGGAATAATAATTATGCAACTTTAGAAGCACCTGCTACTGGCAAATCATTCAACAGACAAACAGGAACTTTAACGATTGATATTTTTACACCTGCTGGAGTTGGGGCTGGAGCTAATTACACCATTGGTGAAAGAGTAAAAGATAAGTTTGACAGAGCAAAGTTTAGTAGTATTATTTTTGATCCTTGTTCTGGATTAGCTACAATAAGACCAGCAGAGCAAGAAGCGTTCTTTCAAACGCAATTCTCAGCTACATTTGACGCATACTTAGACTAAATCCAATGGCTGTTACTGTTTTATCAGGTACGTCTGGAGCCTTGTACTACAAACCTGCTGGTACTACAGGAACATTCGGACCTTCTAATGTCACAATAGGGACTGAAACAATGATTGTTCAGACCTATCTAAATCTTAAAGTTAATGATCCAGTTAAGTTTCAAGTTATTGATTCTTCTACAGGAGGATCGGGGACAGGAACTTTACCTGCTGGATTAACTGCTGGTACAACTTATTACGTTAATACCTATACCGCAGCAACAGGAGCATTAATTGTTTCAGCTTCTTCTGGTGGTTCTGCTGTAAACCTAACTGATGTTGGAACAGCAGCAGCCCCAAATAAATTTCAGGTGTATTACAACGATTACGCTTCAGTTGGGCAAGTTCAAAACTGGTCTTTTGAAGTAACCCGAAGTGAAATTGACGTGACAACCATTGGTCAATCAGTTGGTCAATACGCACCTTTCAAAACATATATATCAGGATTTGCTGACGGTACTGGTTCAGCGAGCGTTTATGTAACTGATGAAGACTCAACTTTGGCTAATCGTTTAATTGAAGATGTTATTCAGCGTCAACAAGACGGAGCAGCATTTAAGCTTTATCAAGATAAGCAAGGAACAGAAGCATTAAGTCGCAGTATTGCTATGGATGCTGTTTTACTTTCTGCAAGTTTCTCTGTTAATCCAGATGATGCACAGATGGTTGAGGTTAATTTTAGACCTAACAATGTTCCAAGTTTTGATTTTAGTACTACTTAATCGGTTTATACCCCTTTGCCTTGTTGCTTAGGGGTTTTTTAATGCGTACAGTTATAAAGCAAACAGAATTATCCTTTATGGCTACCGCCAAAACTAAGTTAAGTGCCTTAGCTCAATTAAAAAAAGCTGCTAATTTAACACCTGTAAAAAAAACAGTTGAATTGCAATCTGGAGGTATTTTTGAGTTTTGGTGTACTCCTTTAACAATGGCAGAAAGAGAAAGGGCACAAAAAGGAATAGGTGAAGATATGAACGCTTTCGCTCTGCAATTATTTATTCAAAAAGCAGTAGATGAAAATGGTCAAAGATTGTTTACTGCTGGACATACTGCTGAATTAAAAAATGAAGTACGAGATGCAGATTTACAGAAGTTAATGTTGGCAGTTATTAATCAGGAGGATGTAGATCTTGACCCAAAATCTTAAAAGCTCAGTTAAAAAAAGATAATTGGCTAATGCTTCAATTAGGTGTAGCAAAAGAATTGGGTTACACGTTGACTGAGTTGTTAGAAAAAATCACAATGGAAGAGTTGGTTTTATGGTCTGTTTATTTCGACACTTTGAATGATGAGGAAAAAGATTCTATAAAGCGTTCACGCTATCGTTAGACTGTAAAAAATTAGGCAAAAGAAATGCCAGCAGTTGCAAATGTATCGGTAAATATAGTTACTGGCCCTGCGGCTGCAAAATTAAAAGCACTTAACGGAAATTTAAAGACAACCAATACAGCTTTAAAAGGAACGGTTGCTAGTTCTGCCGCAGCATCTACAGGTTTAGCAGGTGTGGGTGTTGCAGCAGCAAAAAGCTTAGCTCCTTTGGTTTTGTTAACTGGAACAGTTACGACACTTGGAAAAGGTTTAAAAGTTTTTAGTGATAGGCAACGAGATGTTTCTATTTTAAGTCAAGGTTTAAGCCGATTGAAAGGAGGAACTGCGTCCTTGAATGATTTAAATGAAGCAGCCGATAGATTAGGAAAGCAAACTTTATTTAACCAAGAAGATTTTACAAGAGGATTTAATTTACTTACCAGTTTTAAAGCAATAGGAGTTGACGCTTACACAAGAGTTGCTGAAAGTGCTGCTGATATTGCACAGGTAAACCAAGTAGATGTAAAAACTTCCTTTATGCAATTAGCAAAAGCATTGCAAGATCCAAAAAGGAATTTAGCTGCATTGAATCGTTCAGGTATTGCTTTTACTGAGAATGAAAGGAAGAAAATAAATGCGTTAATGGAATCTAATAAAGTGACAGAAGCTCATGCAATGATTTTAGGAATAGTAGAAGGAAGTTATAAAGATTTAGCAAAAGCAGGTGCTAAAGGTTTTGCAGGAGATGTTGATTCATTAGGAGAATCATTTAATGATTTTGCAGAAGCATTAGGTAAAGGATTAATACCTGTCCTTCAACCAATAGTGCAAGGTTTAACTAAATTTTTTGATGTTATGTCCAAAGTTCCAACAGAAGTAACAACAGCAGTTATAGCAGTAGCAGGGACAGGAGGTTTGATTGTTGCTTTTACTGCTTTGAAAGGAGTAATTGTTACATCAGTAATACCTGCAATTCAAGCTTTAAATACAGTTTTATTAACTAATCCTTATTATGCGTTAGCTGCTGGAGTTACAGCCGCAACAGTAGCTCTTTATCGTGCTGCTACAGCTAATGCAAGATTTGCAAATGATGTAGCTAATGGAACTAAACCTGTAGAAGACGCTATCACCAAGATTAATGAAATTAATGTCAAATTGAAAGACTATAAAGCTTTGATAGAAGCTAATCCTGATCAAGCTAATTGGATAAAGAAAGAAATAGAAAAATTAGAAAAAGAACGGCAAATGTATAGAGATGCCATAAATACTTTTCAAAAACTTGCGAAAACTGGTCAAACAACAGAAGGATTAGAAACTGCAACTGATCGTATTGCTGTTAAATGGGAGCAAATTAGAGAAACAATTGCTAGTGGTTTAACAAGTGCAATTGAAGGGTTAATTTCTGGAACGAAGTCATTAGGTGAATCATTAGCTGGTATTGCTAAATCAATTGCAAGTATGTACTTGAAAGCAGCATTTATGAATATGTTGCCTGGGCTTCCTGGGAAAGCAGAAGGAGGATACATGGCAAATGGCATTAAACCATTTGCTTCGGGAGGTATGGCCACAAGACCTACTCTGGGACTCGTAGGAGAAGCTGGAGAAGATGAATACATTATTCCTGCATCAAAGATGGCTTCAAGTATGCAACGCTACTCAGCAGGTGCTAGAGGCGAAGCTGTAATTCCTGGTACTGGTTCGTCTTATGCAGGAGGTGGTGCAGGAGGATCTACTACTGTTAATTACTCTGGGCCTATATTGAACTTTAACTCTGAAGAATTTGTTCCTAAGTCTGCTGTAGGACAAATTATTGCAAGTGCTTCTGCTAGAGGTGCTTCTATTGGAGAAAATAGAACATTATCTACATTAAAAAATTCTCGTAGCAGAAGATCTGCTTTAGGTTTATGACCGTTATTGCTTTAACTACTTTTATTGAAATTTTTGATCCAAAAAGATCTGGTTCTTATGCCAATCAAGTTATTTATAAATTTCAAAATAGCACTCCTAATTCAGTCATTAGTGCAAATTTAGGAAACATGGGAACAGCTAGTTATCCGTTTCTTTCTTTTATTTATCAAGGTGCTGCGTTAACAAAAACGGGAGACAATATTGAAGCAGGTATATTCTTAGCTAACGAAGACTCGGATAGAACAGGCGTAGCAGGAGCTAATAAACTTTCCATGAGTTACGCTGCTGAAGCTGTTCAAAAGAAGTGGAGTATTAAAGTTTACACATGCAAAATGAATAATACTTTTACTGCCTTAGATGGCTTACCTCTTGTTATTGATACTTGGTTAATTGCTTCGATGTCATACGATGCTTCTTCTATTGAAGTTTTATTATCTAGCGGTGTAGATGCCGTAGGAGGGAATACAGGAAGATACCTTACAACAGCTATTGCTGGATCGTTACCTATTACAGGTCAAATATTTAGTAAGTGAAACCTCATCAATTATTAGGCATTTCATATCGAATAGGGGCTGATCCTGTTAAACATAATGCGGCTGATTGCTTAAGTCTGACAAGAACAGTTTTAACTTATTACGGTATCAAAAGCCCTGAACCAACTAGAGATTGGTATAGAAGATTTAGAAGGAAAGATCAAGCAATTTTTAAAGAGGAGCTAAGTAAGTGGGGAATGTTGGTAACAACAGCTAAGATCGGTGTTGTAGCTCTTTGTTCAGGCAAAGATAGTTACGCATTAGCTGTTTATTGGGAAGGCGGTTGGATCTCATTCGTAGAACAGGAGGCAAAATGGAGTCCCCTAGAAGGATTGGGGGTCCAAGAGCTTTATTACCCTATGAAGCAGAACTTTGTAACGTCTTAGGAATTAGTGAAAAGGAATATTTTGAATTTGTAGATTTAGCAGAGGCAGCTATTTATCAAAGGAAAAAAGAATATGAATTGATTCCAGATATTGTAAATAGACCTCAAGCTGCTCTAGCAGCTTTACCAGCTTTTATGACTACAGGAGCTGCTGGTGCTCTTACTCTTAGCGCTTGGGGGCAAATAATTATAGGAGTTGCTTTAACAGCAATCTCCTATTTGTTAACGCCTAAACCTAAAACCCCAGAAACTCCTCCCCAATTAACTGTTGGTGGTGTTCAAGGTCGTAGTCGTTTTGCACCACAAGCATCATTTGATTCAGTACAAGATTTAGCTGTTCTTGGTTCGTTTATTCCTCTTGTTTATGCTCGAAAAGGAGTTCGTGTAAATAGTCAATTGTTGTGGTCATATATGAAGACCACTGGAATAGGAGAAATTCTTTCAGTTGTAACTTTGTTCTCTAATGGTCAACTAGGAAGTAAACCTTCCTTTGATTCTTTTGCTTTAGGAACAACAATGTTGCAAGATTTTAGTAAAAGAAAATTAGCTTTATATTTTACAAAAGGTAGAGAATTTGAAAATAGAATTAATACTGTTGATGATAGATATGACGAAACAACTGCTCCTGATAGCCATAATTTAGCAAATAGAGGAGAAGAAGAATTTGACACAGAAGATCCGTTTTCAATCAGAATAAAATCAGGGGGAGGTCCTACTCCTAATTTTAGGTTTAATAAAGGGTTTGCCTCTGTTAAGACTCAATCCTCTAAAAGTAAGTTTGGTGCGTTTGCACCTATTTCAAACGGTAATGCTTATAAAGTTCCTTGGGAATTAGTTATGTTTCCTAAAGGAATAAAAGATGAAGTTAGAGATGATAGTTTACAAAAATTACAAAAGATTACTCATAAATATCCTAGATATTCATTTTTAAGACACCCTAGTGACACAGATGGTTATGAAGGACTTATTAGTTCAGTTAATGAAGATACAGTCTTAACTTATCGAATTTACGGAGCACTAAAAGAACCCGCATGGGAATCAGAAGGTGCTGGAGGCGGAGCAATAGACCAAGATAAATTTGCTCCTTGGGGATCTAAAGATGCAAAGTCAGCAGCAGATACTTCTAGAATTGAAGCTGATGAAAGACTAAGAATAGGTCAACAGTATTTAATAGGAACAGCTTTAGCTACTTGCACTTTAGAAACTAATGGAAATATTTGGGATTCTCATAATGCTTTTAGTAAGGCTTATAAATTAACAATTGATGAATCAGGTTATGTTCAATATCAAAACAGAGATAGCACGAAAGATCCGTTTGATAGTCTAATTATTCAAAAAGTTGCTGTAGGAGCTGTTTCAAATACTAGACAATGTGATTATACAGAAATAGGAATTAAAAGCAAAGTCTTTAGAAGAATGAATGGAGCACCTAATGTAAATGCAATGGTTTCTAGGAGCAAAGTTGCTGAGTATGAATCAAAAAATGGTTCTATTTCTATAGGTTCAGTTAATAAATATATAAAGAGATTCAGCTTTTTTAAGTTTCAAATGAAATTGCAAGAAGAAAGCAATTCGGAATTTCAAAATGTTTTAGGTTCGGTTATATTAGGAATAGAAGGTAATTCTCCATTAGAACAATACAACACAATAAGTATTAAAAATCAAGGGGAAATGTATGATTATAGGTTTGTACCTGTACCAGGAAATTATTTATTTACAGGTCAAAGTTCTGAAACTGTTTATATTCTTGGGCATAACAATACAAGTAAAACTATAACTTATGAGGGTTTTGTCCATGATGTTGTTGTTGATTTTAATGCCAATCGGTTAATCATAAGTAAGAACAGTGCTCGAATGGGAAACCCTGAATGGGTTAGAGGTGGATTAGGTACAGGAACGATTGATCCTGACGATCCAACAACTTCTCCTGTGGGAGGACAAGTTGTAGGTTTAACATACTCAAATGGTGATCCGTATAGTAATAACGAAGTAAAACCTACTCAGGGAGAGGAATATGTAACTCAAACTGGTTCTGATAATCCAGCAAATTACATAGGGAATGGCGAATATTATAGTCGTCAGAATGGAGTTGTAGCAATCAGATTTAAAGGTGGTTCTATAAGAGAAGGTTGGGATACTTGGGGAGTAATTTACGGGGGAACAGAAATTCCTAATCCTATTTATATTGAAGGGCCAGCAGGTAATCCTCCTACTGGAAATAATTCATGGGTAACAGTAGAAGATGCTCAAGGTACAAGACGTAAATTTAGGCTTGGCAGCAAGCAAGTATCTGTATCAGAAACAGAAAGTCATGAATTGTGGTCACTAGAAAAACAAATTTTACAGCCTGTAAATGTAACGATTACCACCTTTATAAGTAATACATCTGTAGTTAGTAAAACTTCTGGTGGGCAAGATCGAAACCCTAGCGGATTAACTCTTTGGTGCGTTCAATATGCAAAATCAGGAGAAACTCCTTATATCGAATGGACAATTAGAAATCCTGGGGATCAATACGATACAGGCGATCAAGTTAGCCTGACAAATGTAACTGGTAATCCTACAAGAGGAGTTATTGGAGATCAAGTAGCAGTTGAGTCCGATGACATAGAAATTGTAGATGAATCTAGTGGTTCGGGTGATAATCAAATTAGTAGAGATTATTGGTCTATTGTTAATACAAACCCAAACAATGCTATTGCAGATTATTTCTTATATGACTCAGAAGATTCTAGTCATAGCAGTCAACCTGAGCATGAGATAGTATTTGTTAACGAAGTCAAAGAAGCAGATGAGGAATATTATGCAGAGTATCCTGATCTAGCAATGGCAGGTTTAAGAATCCATAGCACACAAGAAATAACAAGTTTAAGTAATTTATCTGCTTTTATAACAGACGGAATAAAAACCCAAAGATTAATAAATGATAGTGGAAACACTGTTTCTGAAACTGCAAGCAAACAAAGTACAAATAATTTTGTAGAGATTGCTTATGATTTATTAACGAATGATGTCTATGGTGCTGCTGAATTAATAGGAACAAGAGGTGTCAATCGTAGTGAAATGATTGATGCTGCTAAATATTGTTATAAAAATGGTTTTACTTGGGACGGTGTTATTGATAAGAGGTTTAATTTAAGAGAATTTATTTTTGAACATGCAGCTTACAACTTATTAGATTTTAGTATTAAGGGAGGACAATTTAGCTTAAGACCTAGTTTCCCTGTTAAAAGTGATTTTACTATTAATTATCAAGCAAAAGCAACGCCAAGTGGAGGAATTGATATAAAAGCATTATTTAGTGATGGAAATATGCGTAATTTACAAGTTTCTTTTCTTTCTCCAGAAGAGAGAGAAATGTTTAAAGCAACAGTGTTATACCGAAAAGACAAGTCAACTTCTTTCCCTGAAACAAAGGTAAAAACTTTTGCTTATGATTACGATAATATTTCTCATGCAGAATTAAAGAAACTTCCAGAAGAAGTATTTGATTTAAGTAATTGGTGTACGAATGATATTCATGCACAACAATTTGCTGCTATAGCATTGGCAACAAGAAAAGAAGTTGATCATGGTATTACGTTTGAAACGACTCCTACTTCTGTTTTAGGTGTTTTACCTGGAGATTATATTCGTGTTATTTCAGAAGTCACTCACACAAGCAGGTTTAATAATGGAAGTGTTGATAAAGACGGTTTTGTAACTTCAAGAGTTGCAATATCTGGAACAATTAATGTCTATTATTGGAAGCCTGGAAATTTAGGACAAGTTCAGTCTGGTTCGTTAAGTGTTAATAACGATGGAAAAGCAAATCAAGGTTATTTAACAGGTACGTTATTTGCTCAAGTTGATACAACAACGGAAGATCGTTTATATAAAATTGAATCTATTACTTATGGAGAGGAAGGTTTTATAAAGGTTGCTGCTAGTCACGCTCCACTAACCTCTGATAATAAACTTGCTGTGTTGTATCGAGCTGAAGCACCTGCTAATTTGGCAACATATTTCCCTGAATTGGGAGCGTAATTATGGTTTCTAGTTATGCCACATAGTTTTCCTTCGGTAAAGCCAAGTTCTAGAAGTTATAAACCTGGTGAGTATCCACAAACTCAGTTTGAAGCTCAAAATGGAGCTAAGACCATAATGAGGTACGGAAAAAATAGGGTAAATGCGACTTTAACTCTAGGTTTTTCTAATATTTCTGATGCTGATGCTGCTTCAATTTTAGCTAATTATGAAGATGTAAATTCAGATTGGGATTATGTAACTTTTAATGGTGGATATGCAACAGCAGGTGTGACTGATACTAGCCTTTTAGCTTATTTGAAAGAGTCTGGATCGGGGTTGAAATGGAGGTATTCTGGCCCTCCAAGTGTCACAAGTAGTTTTAAAGGAAAGAGTAATGTTAGTTGTAGTTTTGTTGCTTGCCTAGATTCACCGTAGAATAGACTCAATGTTTTAATTTAAGGTCGTGGGTTTTTATTCAGGCAGAGATGGAGAACTTTATGTTGCTGGTACGAAAGCAGCAAAAGTTCAGTCATGGTCTTTTTCTAGCTCAATGGCGGTATTGGAAACTC